TATAGTATAATAGAGCCGACATGGTAATGCCCTTAGGGAGAGTAATATGCCCTATGAAATAAGATGGATAGATACCAAACTGTATAATACAATGTGTACCTTTGTCTTTTAATAATAGTGTATTATATAGGGAGTGATTTTCTGTTGTACCGAACTGAGAGAGTCGGTCAACCGCGAAAATGTTGGGCCGATCTGGTAGGTCAAATCCAGATAGTAGTCTTAGAATCAAGACACGACCGGGCCTGCCGGATTCCAAGCAGGACTTAGAGCTGACCCCCCGTAAACGATGCACGTGTCACCCTGTGTTAGACGCGCGCGGAGCTTTCGATAAGGGTGCCATTGGAGCGGGCGATTATTACATATTGCCCTGCGATGCGCACCCGAACTGCAGCAGTTATTTAGCTTATATAATTGCTGCCGTCCCTGATCGAGTCGTTTTTGGCTGCGACGTGATGTTGATTCACGGCGCTGCTGAAATTTTCGATTATGCGGACATCCGGTTTACCAGGAATTTCCTTAATAATGTCCTGGATTTAGCTGACGTAGTCGGACTCGAAGCGAATGTGGTTTACACACCACCGCGTTTCGATGTCCCCGTTGCATGGCCTAGTATCTTTGAACCAGATTTGATCATTAATACTTTTGTTGCCGAATTGTCACTTACACCGATAATTCACGCACATGGGCCTTTCGTGATACGTCAGAGTAGACACTCTAGAATGGTATTGTTTATCGAACCATCTATTGCGTTTACTGAAGCCGCCTTTAACTGGCTCAAATTTCTTGATGTGTTTGAGAGTATTTGTTTCCTGGTTAACGGCGAAGACGAGGAAGTCGACCAACGAGACTCGTTGCGTCTCTACTTACTCGACATGCGCCAGAGATCTGAGCGCGGTCGATTTTGGGCTGACTCGTACGAACCAATTTACTTCTCCAGTAAGTTGGTTGCGGAGGATATAAGAGGAGAGACCCTTTTGAAGCTATTTGGCTTGTATTTGGAGACACACTCTTGGAACTCTACGACGCATTTTATTGCTGATCGTATGATGCGCTCCTCCGACGATGATGACGTTTATTATCATATGCTGGAACTTATGAGCGACTTAGCTGCCATTGTGTGTGGCAAATATGTTCGTTTCACTAGCGATCCAGATCGTGAATATAAGCGTGTAAACGGTTTTTTCCCCTGGGATCTTGATTGTCTTTTCGATCAAGAACCCTTGATGGTAGAAAACCAATGCGATTCGCGCGACAGACTCAGGTCTGAAGATAACTACAAACCATATTGGTTAGCTTTTATTTTTAGTCTTGTGTTAATTGTCGCGGTGTTGTCCTTTGCTTTAGGCATGACTGTGAATGAGATCATGCATATGATTAATGGCAACATAGAGTACAACTGGAACAACGTCCGAGCTGCGGACAGTAATGCTGCTAAGAAATGGTATTCTAAGAACATTATGGAAAACTTCAAGGTCGTGGATTCAAGCCTCGACCCTGTCGCTGTTTTCATTATTGTTTCGGATATCGTTATCGATGCTGCTACCGTATTCCGCGCTTACCGATACGGAGATTTTTATCTCACGTTTGGTTTGGTACGTATGTTCTTGACGAAGTATGACCGTAGTTTAGCCTTTGGCGATTTTGACGGTTATCTTGACTACGCTATGGATGTTACTAAAGCGAAGGTCTGTGCAGCCTTTCCTGATGCTGCGAGCGCTGACGTCGGTTCCGTTTTTGCACAACGTGCGCATTATCGCTATCGCGATATGTTGCATGGTACTGCGGGAAAGGAACCTACAACTGCTCAAATGCCAGACGTTAAAGGTGGAAATAACCCATTCGACGATTTCGATTTCGATAACATGGAACCCCCAAAACCTAAGGAAGTTACGAATCAAGCTAAAGTTGATACTTTATTTGACTTGCTTACTCGATTTTCTTCCTTTGTTTACAAGCTATTGTTTGAAACTATGGGGATTACTTTGCCTGAGAAGATCATGGAATGGATTGATTCACTTGGAACTACCTGGGTCAAAGGAATGGATGTCGCAGGCATCATGGGCGATATTTGGAAAGTGTTGCATTCGATTTACGAGATGGTAGTCGAGTTCGCGACCACGGGAGATTACACTGTTTTCTTTGGAAGAGATACAGATAAGGTTTTGGCCGAAGCTGCTTTTCTGTTAGACAGTGAGAAATATATCCGTATTAAACCAAATGCCGAACCTGAGCTGACTTATGATGATCGCATTAAACGATGCAAGGAGTGCGTGAAGAAACTACGAACCCTGAAGTTCAAAGATACCCCTTCTACGATTTTGTTTCGATTGATCGCCGAGTTGAATGACTTGGTGGTCTTGGACGAACGAATTTTTGCAGGAGGGGATAATCATATCAGACCTATGACGTTGTATATCTTCGGAGAAAAATCCGTTGGTAAAACGACGTTGTGTTATGAGTTGGATAAAATTTCTTTGAGCATCGTAGGACGTAATACGTCAGCATCCAACACCGTCTTTGTGAAGTATATGAACGAAGATGCGCAGTTCGCGGAGGGAGTTAATTTTTGTCCCGCTGGTACGCAGACTGTCATCCTTGACGAAATGCTTTCACAGAAGCCGGGTCCTAATGTGCCCTTTCCGTTACAACCTCTGTTTACTTTTGGCCAGACAACTGGAGCTAAAGTACAGCGGGCGTTCGATAAGTCTAACGATGTAATTTACAATTACAACCTGTTTTGCCTATCGAACACGGAAGTGATGACGAATTTGGATTATTGGGTGAACAACGTATCCGCTGCCATTAATCGTATCGATTTCTCTATAAAGATCGAGTTTAAGCCTGAATGCAAGCCTGATGAGGCGGCGTACCGAGGTGCGGGTCACGATGATCCCGAAAACAACCGTATCTTTACAATCGGAAAGCACGTATTGCAAGATGATGTTTGGGTGTTTAGACCTTTTAGTCTAGATGGACAACCTACTCATCGTTTTACGTCTACATCCGAGTTCAAGAATTGGTATGATAAAGCGTTCCACCATCATTATGTGAATGGACGAGCCGTTGCTGAACGTGCCCATTTCCATAAAGATAAGGTTGAGTGCTCATGTGGTAAACGGTGGTTGCTCCATGGCAAGAAGTGTAATGCTACTTGTGATTGGGAAACTTCCGCAGTCCAACGTATTCGTTCGGAATGGCATGTGAAGATGGACAAAACTGGAGGTGGTTCGACCATGGTACAAGTTCCCATTGGACAGATACCACCATACGGTTTCATCGATCTAGATTCGCGACCCTTCATTAAAGCTGACCCGCCAAAAGTTGACCTTGAGGCCCAACTCCAAAACACTGAGAACCAATCTTTGGTTGATGTGACGATTGGAATGGCTATTATGGCACTCATTTGTGCGTTCATAGCCTACTTTCCATCGAGGGAGTATTGGCGGGAATTCTTCGCGGACCTTGTCTACATGGTGGCCCGGCGATTTATTCGCGAGGAGGCTACTAGTGCGCGACAACGGTTAGCAGACCATATCCGCTTTAATATTCTGCGCGTTACCCAACGTAAAGATATTTTGCAGAAGATTTTTGGTCTCGTGCTTGCTTCTGGGGGTATTGTAGTGGCTGCTAAGTCACTTTCTTCCCCCCCGAAAGAAGTCGAAACCCAAGATCAAATGGACGCTAAGTTCCGCGAGGCTACTTGGCCTAGTGATGAAGGTCGTAAGGCCGATTACGCTCACCCTGTGAACCCACTCCGACAAGAATGGGGTCAAAAGAGAGCTGTATTTGCGCCCGAGCGATTAAGTCGTGAAAAGATGAATTGTATACAATCCAATATGGTATTGGTACGCACAAATTTGGGCAGTGCGTGGGGTAACTATATACGTCCCAACGTTATTTTAGTTAACTCACACCTGATTCCCGATGTTGACGCGTTAGATATTCAAATTGGGTCACGCAAGCTCATTCTGGGTCGACATCATTACACCCGACATCCCATTAAGGATATGGCTTTGATTATTTCACCCGATATCCACCCTAACACCTCTATGCTTTTTGAGCGCTGTGTGGTTAGGGAGACTCGGAAGATTCAGTCTAATGGTTATCTCATTTTCAAGGATCGTATTGAGACTGTGACCTGGAGGCCTACTACTGTGCCTTTAGTTACTAAGACTCACACTCCTGGATGGGACGTTACCGTTCAGACGGAATACGTGTCCCAGAACGGCGACTGTGGTGCAGTCGCCGTTACGGATGCTGGTGAAATCATCGGTATCCATAACTTCGCTGGTGGTGGAATTTGGAATATGAATGTGAGTGATTTAACACTCATGTTGTCTACACTCCAAGTAGATCCCATCACTGGTGGTGGTATGGTATACACCAAGGTCACTTCCCAGATCCTAGAGAAGTGCTCTGAACCTTCCGATCTTTGTCCGTTTAAGACCGATCCACTAACTATACCCATTGGTAAGTTACCGGAGTTCGTGATGATGAACTCTAAGTTCAAAACGACGAAGGCCCTCGGTTGGGAAGAATTTCACGAAGATCTCATTGGTGAAGCCGGCGAGGATTTTGCGAGACCGACTGCGTCACGTATGTTCGACCCCAAATTAGGCTATAAAGCGCGAGGGGAGGAACGGGCGTTAGTCGAGATGCGCAATCCGTGCGTGATTTCTGTCGTCCACGCCGAAGCAGCGATGAATTACCTCTTAGATGAGATTAAGAAGGACTCTTGGACTTTTCTGTGTCCCTTCAATCCACCTGAGTTGGCTAAACACCTTAAAGGTAATACATCCGCGGGCTATCCGTGGCAGACCATTAAGAATAATCTTCTTGATGAGGAACGATTTTTCGATCCTGAATATGAGAGAGAAATTATCGAGATCCTACATAAAAGTGAATTCGACGTGGTGGTCGGATTTTCTTCTATGAGTCTGAAAGATGAACCACGAAAGGCCAGTAAGGTGGCTGTTGGTGATGTCCGAGTGTTTGAAGTGCTAGGCGCAATCAATTCCGCCGGAGCGTGCTTGGTTGTTCCGTTAATTCTTGAGTTAGCGAAACATCCGAAATTTGGTTTCATGGTTGGGTTGAATTGTGTAAGCAAATCCTGGGGAGAGATGTACAACGATCTCGCTCGTCGTGGTCTTCATACCGCGTTCTTTTTGGACGGTAAGAAGTATGACAAGCATATGTCTTTTGTACTGTCTCGCCAAGTTGCTCGGTTTGTCACGCAAGTAGCTGTTTGCTGTGGTTACACGGAGAAGAACGTCAAACGTGTGTATAATATCGTATTGTCGGCTGTAGTTAGGTTTCTCCGAGTTTTCGGTGAGATCGCACTAGTCAAAGAGGCTAACCCATCGGGGTCTTTTATGACGACGCTGTATAACATGGTTGTTATGCTCATGATTTTGGTTTCTACGTTCCAACAACACTATCCGGATCGAGATTTCTTTACTGAAGTCTCTCCGAAGCTCTTTGGCGATGATTCTCTCGGTACTGTTAATGAAGGGAACCCTTTATTTAATCAAGTATCGATCCGAGATCACGCTGCGGAGTTTTTCGGCCAAGAGTTTACCTCTGGCCGAAAGGACGGTAAGTTAGTTGAGTACGAAGAACTGAATTCAGGCGTTTTTCTGAAGCGCGGTTTCAACTTTAGAGAAGGGCGAGTGCTTTGTCCTCTGGAAAAGGCATCCATCTTTAAAATGTTGAGCTGGCGCACTCCGTCTAATAACACGCCGATTACGGCAGAAGAGCATTTTGCTGAGGTAGCATGCAATGCACTGAAGGAGGCGTACCTTCACAATCGCGAGTTCTATGATTACTTACTCGCAAAAATAACTTTAGTGAAGACGAAACATAGATTAGTCTTCGATGTGCCGACCTTTGAGTCCATCGACAACTTGTATAACAAGGATGAGCTCATCGTATGGGATGCGTAAGAGCCCAGATGCGGTGTTAAATGGAACCCTTCAATTACTTTTGTTTTTA